GAGCGCTGTCGTCCAGATGCGCGACCCACAGGCTTTCCCGAGTGGGATCCGAATCGGCGATGCACCCGGCGAAGAAGGCCCGTGCCGACGCGAGGCCGTCTAGCTTCAGGGGCAACTCGGCGCGCTGATAATGCATCGATACCAGACGTACAGGAGTGGAAGGGAAGGAGCGAAAGGAAGCGAGTCGATTTGGGCTCAAAATATGTCCGTTTTGGTTTGAATGGTCGGAGCTGGAACATTCCGGAGGAGCAATGAAAGTTCCCCGTTGTCCGTCAAAGCGGCGGCAAGTGGCGCCAAAGCGAGGGAACCTATTTGGCAAAATAGTCCTTGACAGCGTGACGCTGTTTCGGTACATCCTGCAACAGTCGAAAAATCCGATTCGGGCCGGCATCCACAGCGGGGTGCGCGGCCCGATTTGTTTTGGGGGGTGGCCGTGGCTCGGACAGCAAAGAAGACAGGAAGGAAGCGGACGGCGCTCGTCGTCGCAGGGGCGAGCAAGCCGAAGCAGCGCAGGCCGCGCAAGAATGAGTGGAGCCGCAAGAAAGAGGAAATCTTCTTCTCCACGCTGGCGGAGACCTGCAACGTGACACTCGCTGCCGAGGCCGCCGGAAAGTCGCCAGCGGGCGCATATTGGAAACGGAAGAGGGACGCGGCTTTCCGCGCCAGCTGGGCGGAGGCCATCGCAACTGCTTACCAGCGGCTCGAGCTGCTGATGCTCGACCGGGCGCTCAACGGCACCGAGAAGATCGTCGTTCGCAAGGACGGCTCCGAGGAACGGATGCGCGAATATCCGAACCAGGTCGCCCTGCACCTGCTCAAAATGCACCGCGAGACGGCGGCGGAGATCATCAACGAGCCTGACGAGTTGGAAATCGAAGAAGTGCGGACGCGCCTGCTCGAGAAGCTTCGGCGGCTCCGCAAACGAATCCAGGACGAGGAACAGGCGCAGGCATGAGGTTCGAGCTGCCGGGACGTACGTCCCGAACTCTCGCCGTTGCGAGCGACGAAGAGCAGGAGATTATCCTCGACAAGACCACCGTCTCCGACATGCTCAGTTGGGATGCGGATTTCGAAAGCTGGGCGCACAAGGCGCAGCTTCCGCCGAATGATGACGGCTGGCGGACGTGGCTGATGATGGCCGGGCGCGGGTTCGGAAAGACCCGCGCGGGCGCCGAATGGATCGAGAAGATCGCGCGCAGCCGGCCGGGAGTGCGGATCGCGCTGGTCGGATCGACGATCGACGAGGCGCGGCGGGTGATGGTCGAGGGTGTCAGCGGAGTCCTGAGCGTGGCGAAACGGCGGCGGCACAAAGTCAGATGGGAACCGACGCTGGGGCGGCTGAAATGGCCGAACGGGAGCGAGGCGCAGATCTATTCGGGCGACAATCCGGACGGCCTGCGCGGGCCGGAGCACGACTTCGCCTGGGCGGATGAGCTCGCCAAGTGGCGCGACGCGGATGACGCTTGGATGAATTTGCAGATGGGGCTGAGGCGCGGGCGGCGGCCGAGAGCGCTGGTGACGACGACGCCGCGCCCGATCGACCTGCTGAAGCGGATCCGGGAGAACGAGCGGACGGTGACCACCACCGGGCGAACGTCCGAGAATGTGAACCTGGGCGAGGCGTTCATCGAGATGATGATCGCGACCTATGGCGGGACCCGCGTCGGGCGGCAGGAGCTGGACGGCGAGCTGATCGAGGAAATCGAGGGGTCGCTCTGGCCGAGGGAGCTGATGGAGCGGGCGCGGTCGGGCGCGTCCGACTATGACCGGATCGTGGTCGGTGTCGATCCGCCGGCCGGTGTCGGCGAAGGGTGCGATGCCTGCGGGATCGTCGTCTGCGGACGCAAGGGCGACGGGCTCTACGTCATGGCGGACGAAAGCGTGGCCGGCCTCAGCCCCGAAGGCTGGGCGAACCGGGTCGCGGCGGCCGTGGCGCGGTGGCGGGCGTCGATCGTGGTCGCGGAAGCCAACAACGGCGGAGCGATGGTCGCGAGCGTGCTCAAGGCGGCGGACAGCGGGCTGAAGGTGAAGCTGGTCCACGCGTCGAAGGGCAAGGTGGCCCGGGCCGAGCCGGTGGCGTTACGGTTCGAGGCGGGGAAGGCATTCCTGGCGGGGTGGTTCCCTAGCCTGGAGGACCAGATGGCGGGGATGATCGCGGGCGGCGCTTATGAAGGGCCGGGGCGGTCGCCTGACAGGGCCGATGCGATGGTCTGGGCAATGACGGAACTGGGCGAGACGAGGTCAGGTTTGCCGAGGGTTAGGAGGTTATAATGTGAGCGTTAGCGGTTCAGCGCTGTCATTTGGCGCTTGTAACCCGCAGCCACTTTTGACGGTGGAAACAAGTGTAGGACTTGCTCAATCAGTAACCTTGCTTGGGCAGCTGATTGCACGCCGCAATATTGGGCAGGTGGCAGATCGAAGACCCCAACGCGGTCATCCTGCACTCCGGGTCTGGGTCCGACTGAGATGAACGCAACTGAATAGTCGGAGCCGGTATCCGTGGGAGGAGGAGGACAGCCGACCGGCCGTATCTGCCACTCAACGCCTTTCAATTCTTCGGGTCTTAGGCGCCAAAGCAGGTGGCGGACGTCGGAGGCTGTGTTCGGTTTGAGGTGGAAAACCTCCTTCGCGTCGATAACGTCATCGTGAACACCCGTCGACCAGTGCGATAGAGTGACATCAAGCGAATTGTCCGGGTGAATTTCATAGGAAAGACGGGGAGCATTCACCCAAGGCGATGAACCCGGGATAATCTCGATGGTCTCGCGCGAGAGTTCATGCGCGGACGGAATTTTTTTCGCGCCGACGAGGCTTTGCGAAGGATCGATCGCGGGTCCGTTGCAGGAGCCGCAGAGGAACGTCGCGAGTAGCAGCGCAGATCGGACAGGCGACCCCATCCGGGGTTGGTAAGCTACAGCTGATTTAGGAGCAAACATGGCATGGTGGTTCGGCCGCAAGAGCGCGCCGGAGCCGGTGCGGGCGTTGGTGCCCGCCTGGCTCACGGCGAGCGGCGGCGAGGGATTCGCGCGCTCGTACGAAGCGCAGTTCGACGAGGTCTATCGCAACAACCCGGTCGGGCAGCGGGCGGTCCGGCTGGTCGCGGGGCTGCTCGGATCGCTGACCGTCTATTCGGCCGAAGGCGACGAGGCGGCGGCGAAGCTGGTCGCGCAGGAAGGGCTGCTGGAGAGCATCGCCGCGGCGCTGCTGCTGAACGGCAATGCCTATGTGCAGCTGCTGACCGACGCGGATGAGAAGCCGCATGAGCTGGTAATGCTCCGGCCGGAGCGGGTGAGCGTCGAGACGGACGCTCAGGGCTGGCCCATCGCCTACACATATCGCGCCGGCGGGAGGACGGTGCGGTTCGCAAAGTCCGACGGGCTTGGGAGGGCGCTGATCGCGCACATCCGTTCGCTTCACCCGCGCGACGACCATTATGGGATGGGCTGCCTGGACGCGGCGATTGCCGCAGCGAGCGTGCACAACCGCGCCAGCCGCTGGAACAAGGGGCTGCTCGACAATGCGGCGCGGCCTTCGGGGGCGTTGACCTATGAGCCGGCGGACGGGGCGTCGCTTTCGGCGCAGCAGTTCGAGCGGCTGAAAAGCGAGCTGGAGAGCGAATTTTCTGGATCACGCAATGCCGGGCGGCCGCTGCTTCTCGAGGGCGGGCTCAAATGGCAGGCGCTGAGCCTGACGCCCGCCGACATGGATTTCGTCGCGCTGAAGGAAGGCGCGGCTCGGGACATCGCGCTGGCGTTCGGAGTGCCGCCGGTGCTGGTCGGGCTTCCCGGCGATGCGACCTATGCCAATGCCCGCGAGGCGGGGCGGGCGCTGTACCGTCAGACGATCCTGCCGATGGCGGGGCGGATCCTCGCCGGCCTCTCGGCGATGCTGAGCGACTGGATGGGGAAGGTGACTCTGGCGGTCGATACCGACCAGATCAGCGAGCTCGCCGAGGACCGGGCGAAATTGTGGGAGCAGGTCGGGGCGGCGAGCTTCCTCAACGATTCGGAGAAGAGGGCGATGCTCGGGTTTGGGACGATGAAAGAATGACGAACGATGCGCTGCTGGCGACCTTGGTCGCGCAGGCGGAGGGCCGGTGCATGGACGTGGTGACCCTGCGGGCTTTGGTCGAGGAATCGAGCCAAGCGGGGGCGAGGAGGGCGCTGGGCGCGCTGGGCCT